ATGGTGTTCCAACATACATTACTGGTAACCACTATATGATGCTCCAGTGGAGCAAGATTGATGGCTCATTCTACGGCCAGTATCTGCAGTTTCAACGTAAACTATTCATACACGCTGAGGCGTGTAAGGTGGATACGCGTTGCGTTGGGCAGTTGTTTGTAAAGTGTCGACGCTCAGGGTACACCAATATGGCGTCGTCTATGATTCTAAGCGAGGGCACAAAAGCAAAAGACAAGTTGCTTGGCATTATGTCCAAGACCGGTGCCGACGCTCAGGAGAACGTATTTATGAAGAAAATTGTACGTATGTACAAGTCGTACCCGTTCTTCTTTAAACCAATTCAAGATGGAACAACGAACCCACGTATGGAGTTGGCCTTTCGTGAACCATCGAAGAGAATCACTAAAACAAATAAAGCCGCCCAGCAAGGAGAGGCCCTCAACACGGTCATCAACTGGAAAAACACCGTAAACAACGCATATGACGGCGAGCGCCTATATATGCTGTTCCTCGACGAGGCAGGCAAATGGGAGAGGCCAACGGACATCCGAGAAGCCTGGCGCATCAACAGAACCTGTTTGATTGTTGGTAGCAAGATTGTTGGAACCGCTATGGTCGGTTCAACCGTAAACCCTATGGACAAGGGTGGTCAGCAGTTTAAAGAGTTATGGAGGGACAGCGACCCAAGAGAGAGAAACGCCAATGGGAGAACTCGCTCTATGCTGTACCGTATGTTCGTTCCGGCATATGACGCCCTAGAGGGTTTCTTTGACAAATACGGGAATCCAATTGTGGAGACACCGGAAGAGCCTATGCTCAATAGCGACGGCGACTATGTAACAATAGGTGCACGTCAATACCTTGACAATGAGCGCAGTGCACTGAAAAATGATAAAAACGAACTGAACGAAGTTATACGTCAGTTTCCTTTCTCGTTTGACGAGGCGTTCCGCGACTCGGTCGAGGGAAGCCTGTTCGACCTTGGTAAGATTTACGAGCAGGTAAACTATAACGATATGATGTACCCCAGCCCTGTCATCCGCGGGAACTTCCACTGGGCCGGAGGAGTTCAAGACTCTGAGGTCATTTGGGAGCCTTCCCCGGAGGGGCGGTGGTACGTATCGTGGATGCAGCCGAAAGACAAACGAAACCAAAAGGTTAAAGGTCGCCTCAGCGGATGGGGTCCAGCAAACGCCAATATGGGTGTCGGCGGGTGTGACTCCTACGACCTTGACGCCACTGTCGACGGACGAGGCTCAAAAGGAGCCTGTCACTTTTATAACAAGTTCAATATGAACGATGTATCCAATATGTTTGTAGCGGAATACGCCGAGCGCCCACCTCTGGCATCTATATTCTACGAGGACGTATTGATGGCTGCAGTGTTCTACGGATACCCAGTTCTTATAGAGAACAACAAATACGGGATTGCGCGCTACTTTGAGCAGCGCGGATACTCTGATTATCTTCTTGACCGACCCAAACACCTCGGAGGTGGAGGAGCCTCAAAAACAAAGGGCATACCATCAAACTCTCAAGAAGTTATTCAAGCACACGCCCAGGCCATTGAAGCATATATTCATAAGCACGTTGGAGAGCGAGAAGATGGAACATATGGAAATATGTATTTAAATAGGACTCTCGAAGATTGGATTGGCTTCAAGGTGAATAACCGAACCAAGTATGACTTGTCCATCTCTAGCGGACTGTGCCTTCTTGCCGCGCAGGTAAAAACAGAGGCCCCAAAGATGGCTGATTTTGATGGAAAAGAATTTTTCAGGCGCCATAAATACTGGACTAGGGATTCTTTATGATTAAAGATATAATTGTGTATCTTTGCAGTTGAGTTCTTCCGCGAAACGCTTTAGAAACACATTATGTCAAAAGAAAAGAATTTAGGGGCATTCCCCGACCCTTCAGCAAACTCCATCATAAAGATGGGTTCTGATTACGGGAAGCAGTACGCTAAAGCGATTCTGTCACAGTGGGGCGGCCTTGAGAATAATCAGGGCCTTTTTCAAAAGCGCCAGCGTGAGTTTGAGCGCAACCGCGACTATGCCCAAGGAACTCAAGATACTCGAATCTATAAGCAGATTCTAAGCAGCCTTGACCCATCTGGAAATGATGGCACTTTGTTGAACATTGACTGGTCACCAGTTCCCATTGTTCCAAAGTTTGTTAAGATTGTAGTAAACAAGATTCTTTCTCGCAAACCATATCCAAACGTAGAGGCTGTTGACTCAGTTTCGCGCACGGAGAAGGAGATGCGCAAGGCAAAGGTGAAGGCCGTCATCGAGAATAAAGACTTCCTTAAGGAGATGCGCGCAATGGGCGTTTCGCTTAGTGAAGATATTGATGCTATGCCAGACACAACCGAGGAGGCTGAAATCTTCTTGGACACCAACATCAAGATTGCTGCTGAAATCGCAGCCCAAATCGCCACCAATCTCACGCTAGAGTGGAACTCATTTAACGAATCTACGTTCCGCCGTGCCGTTGAGGATTTGGTAGTTTGTGGAGTCGCGGCCATCAAGCGCGAAAACGACCCAAATCACGGGATTGTTGAGCGCTATGTTGACCCATCAACCCTGGTTCACTCGTACTCAGAGGACCCCAATATGCGCGATTTGGTATACGCAGCGGAAGTTCGCCAGATGTCTATTTTAGACCTCAAGCGTGTCGCTAAGGATATCACAGAAGATGACTGGACCAAGATTGCCCGCACGTATCAGGGTAAGTTCGGAAACGACGCAAACAAACTAAACGCTATGTGGTACGACCCAACTACGGGTAAAAACGCATACGGATATGACGAGTTCCGCATCACGGTGCTAGATTTTGAATTTATTGGCCTTGACCAGCAGATTTACGAGGAGAAAACATCTCAGTACGGGAATGTCGGCTTTTATTACAAGGGCGAAGAGTACAAGATGCCTACGCAGTCTGTTTTTGACCGCAAGCCTTTCTATATGGACGTTATGTGCACCTATGGTGGCCTATACGTTCCCGGTACAGATATGCTGTTTAAGTACGGCAAAAAGCACAACCAGCCACGCAACATTCACGACCTTTCTCGTACAACGTTGTCTTACTCAATTGTTGCTACGAACTTCCGCCGTATGATGCCTAAATCTATGGTGTCTAGCATCGTTGGATTTGCTGACCAACTTCAGATTACGCACCTCAAGATTCAGCAGGCAATCGCTAAGGCGAAGCCTGATGGAATTATGATTGACATTGAGGGTCTTTCAAACGTATCCCTTGGAAAGGGTGGAGAATTGTCTCCTCTAGACCTTCAGGATATCTACGAGCAAACTGGTATTATGTACTACCGCTCGAAGAACCCAGAGGGCGGATTCCAGAATCCTCCTATCCGAGAGATTAATAATACTATAAGAAACATCAACGAACTGATTGCGCTGTATAACCACTACCTTCGTATGATTCGCGACGCAACGGGAATCAATGAGGTAATGGACGGCTCAACTCCAAAGGGAGAGCAGTTGGTTGGTGTTCGCGAGCAGGCAATGGCCGCCGCAAACAATGCTATCTACGACATTACGCACTCTTCGCTTGTATTGTTCAAGCGCGTGTGTGAAGACATCATCAAGTGTGTGCAGATTCTTCCAAAAGAATCTGTGCTATACAGGACGTACGAAAAGGCTATCGGTAAGGAGTCTATGCGAACCATTAAAGAGTTCGAGAAACTTCCGATGTACAACTTCGGCGTTGTAGTAAACACTGAGATGGACGATACTGACCGATTGTACTTGGAGCAGAACATCCAAGCATCAATGGCTCAGGGAGAGATTGATTTGGAGGACGCTATTGCTATTCGCAGACTTCGGGATATTGACCAAGCCGAGCGACTTCTCGTCGTACGCCGTGCAAAACGCATCAAACGCCGTCAGCAGGAAGCCCAGCAAAATATCCAAGCGCAAATGGAGGCACAAAACGCAGCATCTGCCGCAAAAGCACAAGCCGACGCCCAGATTGAACAGGTCAAGGCTCAGGCTCGACTTCAGGTCGAGTCTGAACTTGTCCGACTTGAAATGCAAAAGATTCAGTTGGAATACCAACTCAAGAGCCAACTTGAGCAAATTAAAGGTATGAATACCAAGGAGGCAGCAAAGATTTCAGCGTCTATGAAGAAAGAACTTCACGAGATGCAGGAGGAGCGAAAGGACACTCGCGTGTCAATTCAGGCCGCAGAGCAGAGCAAATTAATATCTCAGCGCAAAGGTGAGCGTGGCGAATTGGAGTCTCCAGAAGATAACCAATTAGACAATTTGTTCCGATAAAATTAATACCTTTGCACTATGGCCGCACCAGTTAGTACTATCAATCTAGACACAGCAAAGCGTGTTGATATCACCTGTCGAAAGGGTGACACGTTTACCATATCACTGACGTTTACAGATGATAATGGCGACGATATGCCTGTTGATACGCACTTCTTTAAGATGGCCGTAAAAGAGACTGATACGTCTGTTGATGATGTTATTTCATTTGACGAATTCTCATACGAAATTGACCCAGGCAATGTTGTTACCGTAACAGCGCAATATGACGTTATGGAAACAAAAGAGGCTGGCGTTTATGTATACGACCTTCAAAGTAAAAACGGCCTTGTTGTAAAGACCTGGATTTACGGAATCTTCAAAATAAACGAGGACATTTCACAAGTATGAGCAATATAAGTATACAAACCGGAGAACAAGTAAACATTGGCGTACAGAATCGTACAGCCAGTGGAATCTCTGCTGTTGCTCAACCTAAGACCTCAATCTCTATTGCGGGAATTCAGGGCGGAAAAGGTGACTCGCACTTTACTTTTAGTCAAGACACCCCAGAATCAATCTGGGAAGTGCAACACAATCTTGGTAAAAAACCTTCGGTAACAGTTGTTGACTCCGGTGAGTCAGTGGTTGTTGGCGAAATAGAATACATTAATCTCAACTCTGTACGTTTAACATTTGCTGGAGCCTTTAGCGGTAAAGCATACTTTAACTAATAACGATGGCTATTACTTATCTATCACCCATCAACCTTGGCAAACTGGAAATCCAGAATGCACGGGTACACAACCTGGCTAGCGCTCCATCATCTCCTGTTGCTGGTCAAATCTACTATAACACCAGCGACAATACGTTATACTTCTACAACGGAACAGCCTGGGTAGATACCAAGGGAGATGTACAAGAAGTAGTCGCTGGCGACGGTCTTACAGGAGGCGGTGGCAGTGGTTCGGTAACGCTTAACGTAGGTGCTGGGACAGGTATTACCGTTGCTGCCGATGCGGTTGCCCTTGATACACTTCACACTAGAAACGTAGCGCACGATACCATCACCCTCACAGCGGGTGCTGGTTTGACTGGTGGCGGTGACATTACCACTTCTCGTACGTTTGCTGTCGGCGCAGGCACTGGTATTACTGTAAATACTGACAGCATTGAGTTGACCAACTCTGGCAACTTGACGCAGTACAAGTTGTTGATGTGGGGTGCTAACCAACTCGAGCAACCAAACATCACACGCACTGTAGACGTAAGCAGTAACGAGACAATCACATTTGGTGGTGCTGAGGTTGTTATTGCTGGTAACCTTACTGTAAATGGTACTACCACTAGCGTAAACTCTAATGAGGTAAACATTGGTGATTCTATCATCAAGTTGAATTCCGACGAGACGGGGGCAGCAACTCAAGACGCTGGCTTCGAAGTAGAGCGCGGAACAGACGCAAACGTATCCTTTATCTGGAATGAGACCAATGACTACTTCTCTACAGTCGACCAGAAACTTCACGTAGGAACGGTAGATACGATGACCCCAGCCGGTGATGACTTCTTCTATATGTATGAGAATGCAACGGGAGAGACCGGAATCATTAAGAAGGCAAGCGTTAACGCCGTTGCTGACCTTATGGGAGCACCAAAGTGGTTTACCCTTGACTCAACTCAAGACTCTGTTAGTAAGACTGGTAACGTATACACCGTTACTCACGATTACAACACTCAGCGCATTATGATGGAGGTTGTTGACTCAACCACGTTCGAAACGGTTATGGTAGATATGGCTCGCCCAACTACAAGCACCGTAACTGTGTCTTTTGCGAACATCGTATCAGAGGGAGATTATATCGTGATTCTTTCTGCCGCTAAGTTAAACGGAGATAGCCTCGTTTACGAGGGATTGACTCAATCGCCTTGATATAACTAAAACCAACACCAAGGGGGGCTGGCTTGTCGCTAGACCCCCTTTTTTTTTAGTATCTTTGTCAATCAGTATACTATAGAAGATATGTCTCAAAAGTTTTTAAGCGACGTTGTATTAACTACGATTTCATCTGGAATCTTAAAAGTTGATTCAGACGGAAAAATAGTTAAGGCAGTTGAGGGGACAGACTATGTGAGTAGCGTATCTGCTGGCAACCTAGATTCTCTCACGGATGTAGTTATTACAAGTCCATCCGCTGACCAAATTCTTGTTTACGGACAGCCGGTCGGAGGAACCCCAGGTGTTAACATTTGGTACAACAAGACACCAAACTACCTTACTCCGGCGTCATCTATTAACGCACTTGGTGATGTATCTATTAATTCTGTCGCTGTTGGGAATCTGCTTAGTTGGAACGGCTCTAATTGGGTCAACTGGGCACCTAACTTTCTAACATCTTACACAGAGACCGACCCTATCTATACCGCATCTTCTTGGTATACTACTACAAACAACGCTAGCAATTGGGATACGGCTTACGGATGGGGTAACCACGCTGGGCTGTATGCTAATTTAATTCACACGCATAGCGTCTTTACGCAGGCCACTTCAGGTATTGTAAACGGAGAAGAGGTCATCGTTGCCGGAGAGAATGGATTCGTCCCAGCCTCGGGTTTTGATGATGGCGGTAAGTTCTTACGTGGTGATGGTACGTGGCAGGTGGTCACTACAGACCTTACGGGCTACGCTACGGAGACTTGGGTAGGTCAGCAAGGGTATCTTACATCTTACACTGAGACAGACCCTGTATTCGCTGCTTCTGATGTTTACAGTGTCAGGACTGCTGATATAACAAATTGGAATACCGCTTTTGGTTGGGGTGACCACTCTGAGGCTGGATACCTCACTACGTACACGGAGACCGACCCCATCTACACAGCCTCCTCTTGGTACACGACCACGAACAATGCATCTAACTGGGATACTGCTTATGGTTGGGGTAACCACTCAGGATTATACATAGGGAGGGTTCTTAACCACACTCAAGGTTCCCATTCATACGCTTATCCAGACCCAGAGGCTTGGTATAAGATTGCAAAGGTTGTTCTTAATGGAAACTGCCAATCAATGAATTTGTTTGGTGAGTACCGTGATTTAAGTTATTACTTAAATACAGCATATAAGATTCACATTACGGCTCGTGCTGAATGTGACTTCTTGAGTAATAATGAATCGCACACTCTCCGTGTAAACATAGTAACTACATCTACCAATAAAACTGGATTTGGAGATAAGGTCCGTGTAGTTCTCACAAGACAAGAGGATGGTGTCCGTGAATACGAGTTGCAATACTACAGAACCACTTGGGATGGCGGAAGATGGGAACTTCAAGAAGGCGGTGGATGGACTCTTTACGACACATCTCAAACCGCAGGAACAGAGATTCCTTCAGAGCATATTGTATACAACTCTAATGTAGTTGCATCAAACTTTTACGGTGAAGACGCAATATTAAGCAACGGAGTTACAATTGGAGGAAACGGAATATTTTTCAATGGCGGAACTGGAGCAAACTCTATACGAAGTGTTGCCGGTGGGTACTTGCATTTCTTTGGATATAGCAATGTCTACTTTGACGACCACATCATTGCAAGAGGTGGTATTAGTAACGATGGTGGTGATGTAACAGTAAACGATAACTTACTTGTAAACGGAGTTCTAAAGACCACTGGTTCATTACTCTTTGATGACCTAACGTCTAACGCAATTCAGCACAAGGCTGGAAATGATATTAATACTCTTGTCACTGTTGGTCACGGAGGCTTTGACCATAATGGATATCTGCGTATTAGTGGTGCTGATGTTGCCACTCAATCGTGGGTAGCAGCACAAGGCTACATTACTTCGGAGACAGACTCCCAAACCCTTGAGTGGAATCAGGGAGAGAAACTATTGACTATCAGCAACGGGAACACCGTTGACTTGAGTCAGATGGCTTCTGTCCAAGATGTAGAGGCTTACGGATTCATAACGGGAGAGAGTGATACGCTACACACTGTTACAAACAGAGGTTCTTTAACCTCTAATACTATTTCCGTAGAGCAAACAACCGGAGGTGGTTTTGTGTATCGCACTGATACAAACTGGGGAGATTGGGATAGAAATGGCTTCTCCTTCGCTAATGGTTCTGGAACTGTATTTAAGAGTCTTGGGGCATATGGAGTAAATGGAAACTCCCTTTCCTATATGTACATCGGAACGAATTACACAAGCCATAGCATCCGTTTTGGTTCTGATTACACATACTTCCCCGGTCTTGACCTTGCTATCTCTAATAGTAACAATAGCCACGGAACTGGAACATACTTTAGAGGTAACAGTACGCACTTTGTGCTTGGTTTAATAAATGGAAATACACTTTACTTAAACTATGGTAACGATGGTGGTTTAATCCATTCATATGGAACGCATTATCATCATAACAATTATATAATAGACGGTAACGGTTATGGCATAACTCTAACAGGTGGCAATAACAGAATCTACTTTGATAACAATAATGTTCAGCGCAGAGCGTTAGAGGGCAACTCAGACCAACTACAGATTGGTGAAGGATACAACTACACCCTCCTACAAGCAAACTATTCAACTGTTGCTACAGTTAATACATACGGTTTTGGAATTGGTCAGTATGCAGCATCTAATGAGAAACTTGCAGTAAACGCAGCAGAGGGGATTTGGGCATTGTCTGCATATAAAAGTGGTGTTCAAATTGGTGGACTTCACGTTAATGATGCAATTTTCAATGTTCAAGGCTCTGGTGGAACGGAAGTCAGACTTTCAACCACTGGTAACGCTACTTGGAATGGTGACATTCTTGCCACTCGCACTTGGGTAGCAGCACAAGGATACCTTACTTCAGAGACAGACTCACAAGAGTTGACTTGGAACCAAGGTGAAAAGACGCTGTCTATTACTAATGGCAACAGCGTTGACTTTGCTCAAATGGCATCTATTGCGGATGTAGAGGCTTATGGTTTCATCACCGGTGAGAGCGATACACTTGCAACGGTTACTGGAAGAGGCGCTAATACATCTACACAGGTTGGTCTTAATGCAGGTTGGACTGTTCCAGATGGAATAACGAACTACGGTTCTCATTTCCAAACGAACGATTATACAACAATGAATTTCTTCTCTAGGGCTTGGCAATCAGTTCAGGGAACAAATGGTTTAGCGTATAATTTTACAACGCACTCCAATAATGGTGGCGGTGGCTACGGAGCACTTCAGATTTACTATGGCGAGTCTGGATATGTATATGCTCCTACAAGTTTTAGAGCGCCTTCCTTCCACGGAGAAAGTATAAAAATTGGCGTTGCTGGAAGTGTGCCTACGGTAGATTATGGTATATTCCACCAGAGCGGTGTAGGTCTTGGCATTGTATCTGGTGCAGGTGGTTCAGACCAAGGTATTAGTTTCTGGTCTCATAACGGTTCATCATACTTTGAGAGTGTGAGAATTGCAGGAAGCACAGGCTACGTAGGTATTGGCACTGCAAGTCCTGGGGCTAAATTAGATATAGTAAGCGACTCATCTCAACTATCAATAAGAAGAAGTGACTCTAATGGCGCCACTTGGTCATTCTACTCTTGGAACGGTGGACTAAATATTTTCCCCAACGAAGCACTCCCTATATACATAGGTCGTGATGGCTCAACTACAGATTTGAGTCTGTATAATGGTAAACTATTATTTGGGAGTTCTAATGCTTTAGATGGTAACAACGACAGTTGGTTACGTTTAAACAACAGCGGTCACTACACTTCTGGCGTATACACTCCGGGTATATTAAGAAATGACGGTCAGTTTATTAACTACGGAGGCATTTATGGATATGCAAATATCCAAGCAAGAAAAGCACAGACTAATGGTGATTACACGACCGCTGCCCTATGGACTGAATCATATAATGGAACCACTACAGGTATCGCATTTCACATTAGCGGTAATGTTGGTAAGTTCCTTGAGATGCGTACTGACGGTATTCTTTATTGGAATAGCGATAAAGTTTGGCATTCTGGCAACGATGGTTCTGGTTCTGGACTTGATGCTGATACTGTTGATGGACTTCAAGCATCTGTTTTTGCAACAAGACAAGACGGAACGAGATACTCTACCGACTTCAATACAATACTTGCATCCGGATTCTATAACGCAGAAGGAACTCCTCCAAATGCTCCCGGACACTACGGTCAACTGATTGTAGCGAAAGGTATTGATACTGCCCTCCAGATATACGGAGGATATAGCAACGATGAACTTTGGTTTAGAGGTTGGGGATACGGGCCAGAGGCTGACGGATTCTATCCTTGGAGAAAGGTTTGGCACGATGGAAACTTTAATCCAACGTCTTACCTTCCGCTGACTGGCAGTACAATGTCTGGCAGCATAAATATGAACGGCAACAATATCACAAATATTGGCCAAGTAAATGCTGCTCACGCAATCTTCACTAATGACGCATCAAGCCGTGTAATGTACTTGAGAGGGACTGGAAACATTATTCAGTTCCAAGATGCAGCAGCAGCAAACAAGTGGGAGGTAGTAGGTAGACAAGACGAGTTCTATATCTACAAGAATGATGGTACTGGCTCTGGTATGAAGTACTACATCAATTCAAGTGGTAATCATACTATTACTGGAGACCTGTCTGTTAGTGGCGGATTCTCTGCGTCCGGATACAACAAGTCTAACTGGGACACAGCCTACGGCTGGGGTGACCACGCAGGACTTTATGCTGACAAGGTTCATACTCACGAAATTGCCGATATTACCGGGTTAACTGAGGCTCTTGACTTAAAGATTGAGGCTGAAAGCGACACCCTTGCTACAGTTACTGGAAGGGGGGCTAGTACATCAAACACTCTGACAAGTACCTCACAACTGGGTCTCTATGTAAACTCCGGCTCTGCTTCATACATAGGTATGAATTCAACTTCAAACTGGGCTTATGTTAGTTTACTAAACAATGGTTCTACTACTTGGGACATCGGTGCTTACAATGGTGGTACGTTAGAGTTTAGACCATATGGAGGCGGAAATAACGCAATGTATCTTGGTCTTGATGGTACTCTTACTATAAATTCACTTAATGATGGTAAACTTAATTTAAGAGTACCGTCCGGAGACTCTAGTGAGTGGAACTACATCAACTTCGTAGGCTCAAATGGAGTAAGAGATGCTTATTTAGGAACTAACGGTGATGGTACTCCAACTTGGTGGAGAGACGATAATGGTGTTAATATTACCCTTGGTAGTTCTGTACTAATCAATGGTAACACCGCTTGGCACGCAGGGAACGATGGTGCTGGCTCTGGTTTAGATGCTGACTACATTGATGGTATTGACTCTTCAAGAATTGTTTATGGAGATGGGGCAAGGGCAAGCACATCTTCTGGAAACGTAAATGACCCAAATCAGAAGTCCGGATTTTACTTTGCTTATAATCCAACTGGCGCTCCATATACCGAATATTGGAACTGGATGACAGTTGCCGGAAATTCTTGGCAATCGTCTAATAATTACTCATTCCAACTTGCTCACGATTTTCATAGTGATAATTTCTACGTTCGTAGAATGACTAATGGAGAAGTCTACAATTGGAGAAGGCTTTGGAGCAACGGAGATTTCTCATCTACTTCTGTATCTAACTGGGACACAGCCTACGGTTGGGGCAACCACGCTACCGCCAACTACTGGGTTACCTCTAATCCAGACCCACAGATTGTTGCAGCAGGGAGCGTAACATTCCAATACGATGTAGAGATTCAAGGGCAATTGCTTGAGACATCTTCTATCCGCTTTAAGGAGAACATCGTTGACCTTGAGCCTGTAGGGGACAAGGTTAGCCAGTTGCGCCCGGTGCGATACAATAAGATAGGAACAGACGTACAAGAGATAGGTCTGATTGCCGAAGAGGTAGCAGAACTTTTCCCAGAGGTTGTACATTATAACGAAGACGGAGAGGCGGAATCGCTGAACTACACGAGACTATCAGTCTTACTTTTGCAAACGGTTAAGGAGTTGT